TCTCGGAAGGACGGGGCGAGCATCCAATCCTCAAGGCTGCCGACACGCGCAGCGTTCTGGGCTATGCCGCCAGCGAGCGTGCCTTCCGAGAGCGAGAGGTCGAGCGATTCTACCTTGCCCGTCCACCACGCCTCGATGTCGCTGACCTTGCTAACTGTGATGTCGGGGATGTGCGCCACGGCTATCTTCGTGTTGGAATCCACGTCTGCCGTGGTCGTGGCTTGGTTACGAAGGCTCGTCCACATCGCGCCCAAGTCGAGGCCGCCACCACCACCGCTGCTGCCAATGCCGCCTCCGGTCACGAAGCCGTCAGCATAGAAGTTGCCGTTGGTATGGATGTATCCGTTTGCGTCGATCTCGATGTACACCGTATCGCTGAACCATATCTGCTTGTTCGCCGTCAGCTTCACGCCACCCGCCAGCGAGAGCAACCCCGCAACCGATGCCGTGGACTGCATCTCGACGTTGCCGCCGAAGGATGCCAGCATTGCCACAAAATCGGCGATATAAGCCTCGTTCAGCGCGGGGTTGGCCAACCAATCCTCCAGCGACTGAACACGCGCAGAAAGACCCGCAAGACCCTCTGCGATTACCAGCTTGTCAACGCTTCGCACAAGGCCCGTGACATTGAGGTCGCCCGTCAAGTTCCACGCGCCGCCGGAGTATGTGATCTCGCGGCCACCGAGGTTCAGCGCACCGCGAATGTTCACGTCGCCCACCTCGATTTCATCGAAGGACGGAGCGAGCAGCCAATCCTCCAGCGATGTGATACGGGCAACCGCATTGGCGATGCCCTCCGCGATAGGCAGCAGTTCATCGTCTGCGTTGCTGCCAGCCGTGACGCGGCCATACTCGTCCACCGTTACGCTGCCGTAAGTGCCAGCCGTAACACCCGTTACCGCAAGGGAGAACGCGCCCGCCGACGAAAGCGAGAGGCCCGTGCCTGCGGTATAGGGAAGGTGTGCGAGTGCTATCTTCGTCGTGTCGGTAACGTCTGCCGTTGCGATGGGCGCGTTGCAGAGCGAAGTCCACATCGCACCGAGGTCGATGCTGCCACCGCCGCCGCCGGACGTGTTGAGGCCGCCAGCCGTGATGAAGCCGTCGGCATATAGCGAACCGAGCAGATGCCAAGCGTTGTTCTCCGCGTCATACTCCATCTCCATACCGCCGAGGTTGATGCGTCCCGCCACGTTGATGGTCTGCGCCTCGATGTCGTCGAAAGCGGGTTGCAGCAGCCAATCTTCCAGCGACGTGATGCGGGCCGCGAGGCTTGCGTCATTCTCGGCAAGGGCAAGAATCGCCTCACCCGTCACTATGTCGCCGCCACCCTGCGGGACGCTGCCGCCGGAGTAGCTGCCGCGCGACGAGTAGCCGCCTTCGCTATCCACTTCCTCAATCACATAGTCCGCGTCGGCGAATGTCGCCTCGTTCTGCATCGCCGTAACGGAAAGGGTGTTACTCAACACCGCAAGCGATGCGCTGACGATGCGGTATGTCACGCCGTCGAACACGATGCCGCGATTGAAGTAGAACGCGGACGCGGCCTTCATCGTGCCGCTCAGTTGATTGTAGTTGTCGTTGTTGAAGCTGATACGCTCACGGGCGACCAACTCCAGCAGGTCGTAGGTGTCCTCGTCTGCGCTGCTTCGCTTGAAGGATGCCAGCGGCGTGTTGTAGGTGTCGCTATCAAACAAACCGCCGAGGTATAGCAGGGTGTTTCCCCTTGCAGTCGGAACTTGCCCAAGACCGACACGCGATTGCGACTGAATGTTATGCGCCGTGTTTACCGTGATGAGATTTGCGCGTCCGGCGACACCTTCATCCACGAAGAACCGCAAGTCGGTCATCTTTGCAAATTGGTAGATGGCCGTCTGCGGGACAGTATCTCCGTCCTCCGTGCGTTGAATGACGGGCGGGTACACCACGAAGTCGAGCCGACCCGCGCCCGGCATTTGCGCGATATAAAGGCTGACCTCATTGTCAAGATCGAGGCCGTCCTTCGTGTTCGGCATAATGAAATACAAGTACGGTTCTTCGATAGTCGAAGGGTCGTATTCTTGCCACGTTTCGCGCAGGACGTACTTCGTATCGCCGATTGTGAGGAAGATGTTGAAGCGGAAACGGATATGGTAATAATCCCACCAAAGCGAGCCGCCCTGCCCATCATAAGCAGCCAACCGCGTGTCCGCTACCGCAACGCCGACGGACTGACCAGCCCACGCCGTGTTGTTGCATTTCAACGATATTTTTATAGGCCGCTCCAACTGCGGCACGATGACGCTATAAGTCAAGTTCGCATTTAACCCGGCATCTATGCCGTTATGCCCGCTCAATTCGATGGCGAATGTATCTTCCGGCGTTGCAAATCCGTTGCTATACGGGTTAAGGACGAGCAGCCCGCCGTTGTCCACCCATTTGCTCGTCTGCGGTGGCGTTATGGCCCAGTTATCGCCAAAGTCGGACTTGCTGAACTGCCCCTCATAGAAGTTGTCGCGCAGCCCGTAGTCCTGCTCTGCCGTGAGATTCTTCCACGCAGGGCGAATCATCCTATATCCCGACTTGCTGATGAAGAACGCCGACTGCGAGGCGCTGGGTGCTTGCGTAATGTCGCGCACTTCGATGCGGTTGGCATCGTTCCACGCCATCGTGAGACCCAAACCTTCCAGCAGCAACGTGACCGCCTCGTGCCACGTCATCCCGATAAGCAGGGTTGTGTTCACAAGGCCGTCCACCGCAAGGATGGTTTCGGGGCTTGTCGCAACCTTCGTCGTGAGGAACACGGTGTCCATAGACACGCCAGCGACACCCAAGCCCGCGAGGATGATTTGCCGTGCGCTCATCATCTGCCCCTTCGCCAGCGAGAAGTTGTAGTCGTTCAATCGGCCCAGATTGTCACGGGCCGTCAGCGTGATGACATCGTGGCTTGCAAGGTTCTCCGTGTAACTATCGGGCGTTAGGTAGCCCGTCCAGCGGGGCGATCCCCCCATCTTGTAAACGACCTTGAATAGCGTGCTATTCGGCGTGAAGAACTGCGAATAGTCCAACTGCCCGGTGTCGTATAGCGCGAAGGTAAGCACGGATGTCACCACCGCGTCACTGACCGCGCTGCCGTTCTTCTGTATCGTGATGCTATCGCGGACGAGGCCGTCAATCTCGATAGCGTCACCCGCGTAGCCATCCTTGTACACCTCCAACCGATGCGTCCCTTCGGGCGCTTCGATTTCCTTGTAGAGAAGTAGTCCGTATGCCATAGCCGTTACCTCCTGCGATTGCGATTGTAATTGTCGAGTGCTATCTGGATGTCTTGCCCCTTGACGGTCACCGTCCCTTCAATTTCCATCGGCCCTGCGTTGCTGACCGTGGCGGGCGTAACGCCATAGCCGCCCGTGTAGTTGTAGCCGTTGCTATTTCCGCCGCTTCCCTTGTTGCCAGACGTTGCGATAGCGGCAAGGCCAGCCTTCGCCGCCATACCAACTGCGATAAGGGCCGCACCAGCGATGGCCGCACCCTCCGGGCCACCGCCAAACAAGTCTGCCAAAGCAGTCCTCAACGCCTCCAACGCCTCACCCGTCGTGAGGATAATCGTACCTGCGGAAATGGCCGCATCCGCCAGCGGGTTGAGCAGGGCGCGAACCATAGTCGAGGTGTCCCACTCTCCCGTGCCGATAGCCTCGGCGAGTTCGCCGAGTGCGGATATGATGCCGCTGCGGAGAGCCGCCGCCATATCCTCCGACAAGTCCTCGATTTTGGCCTTGAATTTTTCGGTGTTCTCCTGCGCCGCGATCTGCGCGTTGTTCATTTCGATAAGCGACTGCGTGACCTCATCCACCGCCCCGCTTTCCTTCTTGAAGGCATCATACATCGCATCGGCCTGCGCCGCCATCTCATCGTCATAGGCGTTGATTTCGGCCAATTCCTGCGCGTACTCACGCGCCGCCCGCGTCACATCTTCAAGCCCTTCTTTCGCATCCTTCGCCTTGCCATCGTTCAACGAATCGAGCAGAGCGGAGAACGGGTCTTGCTGGTCGCCAGTATCGACTGCGCCACCACCTCCGGCTTTGGCGGGGCGCGTCAGTTCGCCGCGCAGTTGCTTGTATGCCGCTTGCAACCCGTCCACCTTCGCCCGCGCCTCGTCGAGCGAATCGTGGTTCAGCAGACGGCCCAGGGCCGACTTGTTCTCCAGCCGCCCAACCTCCGCATTGGCATCAGCCAGCAGTTGCTTGTAGGCGATGTCGAGCGCAGCCACGGGGTCTGCCGTTTCCGCGATGGTGCGTTTCAGCTTGTCGTAGGCGTTGGCCGTTTCGGTGGACTGCTTCGTCCCCATAAACATCGCATAGTTCAGTTCGCCGATGAGGTCACGCACATTGGTAAGCACCGTGTAGAGGATGCCCGTAGAACCGCGAAGGGAAAGCACGAAGCCCTCCCACGCGCTCTTGACCTCGGCAACCGCGCCCGCCACGTTGTGCGTCATCGTGTCGTACATCTCATCCAACGCGCCGTTGGTATTGTTCAGTTCGCCATACAATTCGCTGCACGCATCCGCATTGTTCATCAGCGAAAGCAGCACCGATGCGCTGCGCTTATCGACAAGTTCCTGCGCCTGCCCCAAGTCGATATGCTTGTCGCGCAGGGTCTGGAACGCCTCAATCAGTTCTTCCATCGTCTGCGGCTGCTTGCCGATGGCTTGGTTCAACTTGCTGCTCTTGTCGGAAAGTTGGATAAGGATGTTACGCAGGGCCGTACCAGCGGAAGATGCGTCGATGCCCGCATTGGCAAGCGTACCCAGCAGCGAGATGGTCGCCTCGGTGTTAAGGCCGAAGGATCGCGTCACGGGGACTAACTTGCCCAGCGTCGAATCGAGGTAGTTGAACGATAGTGCGGACTTGCTGGTGCTGACCGCCATAACCTCCAACATATGGCTCGTTTCTTCTGCCGTCAGTCCGAAGCCGCGCATCGTAGCACCAGCGCGTGCCGCTGCGCTCGGCAGGTCTGTACCTACGGCGGCGGCGAATTTCAGCACCGCCTCCTGCATCGAAAGTATCTCCGGCTCCGCAAAGCCCAGCTTCGCCAACTCCGTCTGCAAGCCCGTGACCTCGCTGGCCGTGTACTGCGTCTTACGGCCCAATTCAATGGCGGAATCCGTCAGCCGCTGCATCTTGTCCACCGTCGTGCCAAGCACCGCCGCCAGCTTGCTCTGCGCCGCCTCAAAATTCGTTATCGTCTTGAGCGTCCCCGCCAGCATCTTGAACGCGGCCACCGCAGCCATAACCTTCGTCGTGATGCCGCGCATCGTTTCGCCGAAGGTCTTGCTCTTGCGCTCCGCGTTGTCCATCCCCCGCTGGAAGTCATCCGACTTCAAGCCGAGCTTCACCCATATATTGCCAAGTAAACTCATTTTCGTAGATTCTTGAATATGTTACTCAATCGTTCTGCTTCTGCTGCCGTGGGTTGCTTATCGGCCACCAGCGGCTTCTCATTCGTCTTGTCCCACGGGAACGGGTGGAACTTCCTCGCATCGCGTTCCTTCGGCTGGCCCTTGCCCCAGACGGGCTGCACAAGGTAGTTCAGATGCGCTATGAACCGCGCCCGTTCCCATTCTGCGTGTTCGCGGTCGAGCCACCCCTTTTCTAAGGCGCGGAGTTCCACCCACCCCGTCACCTCGGCCTCGCGCTCGGTCTTTCCGCAGCATCCTATGAGGAAGTCGCGGCGTGGCTCCCACGCCTCCACCAACGAAACCGCGTCACGGCTTTTTTTTTACCGCCAGCGGCCTTGTTCTCAGCCGCAAGTTCCTCCAGCGTCTTGCCCGTCTTGAACTCGACGATGACGCGCATAAGCTGGCCGAAGCGTGTCTTGCCTTCGCCAGCGGCCCACGCCTCAAAGTCTGCGAGGCAGAACGGCTTGGTCGGCCCTTCGTGTCCGTCATACGCCGCCACATCAAGGGCATTGAGATACGCGAGATAGACGTGTTTGACATACACCTGCCATACCTCGGCGGTATCGTCGGGGTTGTGCAGCGTCAAGTCCATACCAGCGGTAAGGCTGCGCTTGTAAAGCGAGGGGGTGATGAGCAACTGCACCACCACCCCCTGCATCTCAATAGTCTGCCGTGGGTTTATCATAACTACGCAGGATAGACCATAGTGGGCGCACCGCTGCCCGTGAACGTGACCTCGCGGGTGATGATGCCGTTGCGCTCTGCCGTTTCGCTGATGGCGGTGATGATGGCCGTGCCAGCCACGCCGTCCACGCGGCCATTGGTGCTGCCGAGTTCGCCGATGAACACGTTGACCACCGCGCCGCTGACGAGGGCCTGGAGCAGCTTCTTCTGCTCGCCGCTGGCCGCATTGTCAAGGTTGAACGTGGCCGAAGCCGTCCACGACTTGTTGCCGCTGATGAACTGATCCCACTCGGTGGACTTGTCGCTTGCGTCGAGAGCGTTGTTCGTGTAGTTGACGCTATTGGACTGCTCGCCCGCAATCCAAGTGTTGGACGATGCACTCCCCGTAGCGGAGATGTACACGCGCCGTTTGTTGCCGGATTTGACTGCCATTGTTGTATGTTTTTAAGGGTTGTTATTTCTTGCTCACGTTGGCGCGGAACTGCGTCCTGCGCCGGATGATTAAGAGGTCGGCATCACCCACCTCGTTGATTTCGCTGCCGAGTTCGCGGTATATCTCCAGCACCGTCCATCCGCTGGGCGCGATGGTTTCGACACCGATGATGCCGTCCTCGATTGCTTCGATGATGGTCGTAGCCTCGGCGTAGGATGCGTTGCTGATGGCCTCGATGACGAAGCCAACCTCGCGCACGTCGTCGCCCTTGTCAATCACGTCGCTTTCCGTCACGTCGGTAATCTCGATGCGCGGAAAGGAATTGACGCTCGTGCTGACGGGATAACCGAGAGCCGCGAGTTTCGATGTTAGGGCCTTGCGTATTGCTGCCGCCGCAGTTTTCGTTGCCATTACTTCTTCCGATATTTGCTGACCGCAAGGTCAACTTGGTTCTGCATAAACTGCCCGATTTGCGCCCTATATTGGTCGTAGGCGGGCTTCAAGAACGAATGCGGGCGCGTGCCTTTCTTGGCGATGTCCTTTGCGATGGCCCAAGCCGCCTGCCGTGCCAGCGCATCCTCGCTCTTGTGGGTGAACGCCGCCGCCGCCTTAAGCGCGGAGTTGCGCGTGCGGCCCTTGCGCTTCACCCATTGATAGATAACATCCACGGGCGGCATCTTGCCGCTTTTGCGCCCATATTCCACGAACTCCGCGTAGCGGGCATAGAATCCCGCGTCAACGGTGTTATCGGGTTGTACGACGGTTCTGCCGCTATTGCGGAGCAGTCCGCTGGCGAGGCTGCCGTTGTTCTTCAAGTTTGCCTTCGCCTGCGCGACGATCTGCATACCGTAGGCTTTCAGCCCGTCAAGGGCAGAGCGCAGCACTTCGGCCTTGAACACCTTTATGTTCACGCGAAGGTTGCGAAGGCTCGCCTCGTCGATATGCAGTCCGTCAGCCGTCATTATATCACCTCCCGATTGCTGCAAATGATTTTCAGTTCGCGCTGCCGCTGGCCAACGTCCTCGCAGGACGTAACGGTCAGTACGCGCCCGTTCCAGATGATGCGCTCGAACTTGTCTGCGACATAGCGCATCCGCACCTCATACGCCTCTATCTCGGCGGTTTGGTAGTAGTTCGTCTTGGCGTAGCCGGACAACATAGCAACGGATGCGGGGAACGTACCGATGACCGATGCGTCCCCACTCCCGCTGCCGCTGCCGCTGCCCTTCGGCAAGGTCAAAGACTGCATACCATACTCGTCGGTTGCGCTCACCTGCCGGATGAGCGTCACACTTTCGCGGTATGCCCGCGCCCCGATGTTATGCGTGTTATTGAACAACATAATCCGCAGGGATGCGCTGATAGACCTTTGCTTCTTCCTCGGTGTTGCCGTCCCACATTGCGGCGGCCATTTCCCACACATAGGCCAGCAGCCGCTTTACGTCACCGCTCGACGGCTGGGTGGTGTAGGTAACCTTCCACGCGCCGGGGCGCGGGAAGTAGAGCGTGTTGCCCTTTGCCATGCAATCGGCCACCACATCGTCGCCCGTATTCATATCAACAACTTTGGTTATTGCGCTGATGATGGGCTGCCAAAGCTGCGCCTGCTCTCCTTCCACCTCAATGATGATGGTGCAGGGCAGCAGGGCGCGGTCGGCGTATTCCTGCACGCGAAGGGTCGCCTGCGTGAGTACGTCCTGCAACTGCGTGTCCTTGTCAGTCCCCGTGATGTTCGCGTAGGCCTTGAAGTCCGCGAGGGTGATGTTGGTGTTTGTCCCGATTTCGTCGTAGGTAATCATTTACACTCTCTCCCAAAAACCGAGGTTAATCATTTGCTTTGCGATGGCCTCCGGCTTGCTGAACACCGTCCCTGCGTCGATGCCGTCGTGGGCCTTGATGACGCGGACGCGAAGGAAGCCGCTGGCCGCTTTGTTGGCGCAAGCAGGCCGTACCGCTTTGTTCTCACGCTGCGGTACGACTGCCTTTGCCTCTTTGGTCTTGCGTGCCATTACTGACCGCTGCCGGAGCCGGAGCCAGAGCCAGAGCCAGAGCCGCTGCCTGCTGTGATGGCGGCGATTGCCGTGGCGATGTTCGACACATAGATGACCGCCTTCTTCTGCGGGCCGGGGACGACCAACTGGCCGCGCCAGCGCAGATACATGACGTAGCTGTCGGTGGAGGCCACGCGCTCGATTTCGATCTCGAAGCCCAGCTTCTCCCAGAGTTTGAAGACGCTGCGGTCTGCGACGAGCAGGGTGCCAGCCGTGATCTTGTTCGTGCGGACAATCTGCTTGCCGAGGAACGTGTAGATGCCGCCGTTGGTGTACTCGAACAGCAGGCGACCGTTTGCGTCGACCATGTTCTTGTACTTGGCGAAGTCCGACGGATTCATGTAGATGGTGTCGGCGAAGTAAGCGTCGTTGGTGGACTTGGCGATCTGCGCGTCGATTGCGTCGATGAGATTCCAGAAGTTGGCGTTTTGGATTGTGCCCGCCACGCCAGCGGCGGAAGCGCTGAACGCCGTGCTGCCCTGACCGATGATGCCGTAGATGTGCTTCTTGGTCGTGGAGTTGGTGTCTGCGCCGTCGCCGGAGAGGATGAGGGTGTCGACCTTGTTCTGGATGGCTTTGATGGCCTCGGAAC